AAAATAAACGGAAAGCCGTATGACCAAAACTGACACACATAAAAGGGCAATGATTGAGGCGATGGAGAAATCGCTGGGCATTGTCACGTCAGCCTGCAAGGTGGTGGGCATCGCAAGGCAAACCCACTACGAGTGGATGAAGAAGGATGAGGACTACAAGTCAGCCATTGAAGCGGTGGCAGACATTGCCATTGACTTTGGCGAAAGCCACTTGCACAAGCTAATCAAAGACGGCAGCCCAGCCGCCACCATATTCTTTCTCAAGACCAAGGGCAAGAAGCGTGGCTATGTTGAAAGGCAAGAGATTGAAACCACAGGCGATAATATGTTCAACGTAGAGATAGTTCGTGGCAAGTCTGAAGACTAATGTTGTCTACGAACATCTGCTGGACTCTGATAAGCGCATAACGGTAGAGCAAGGCGGTACAAGGTCAGGCAAGACCTACAACATCTTGCTGTGGATTATCACTTCCTTCAGCCCCAACAACAAGGGCAAGGTGGTCACCATTTGCCGCAAGTCCTTTCCATCACTTCGTGCATCTGTGATGCGTGACTTCTTTGAGATACTCAGGGGGATGGGTATGTACCGTGAGGACTACCATAATAAGTCAAGCAACGAATACTGGCTCAACGGCAACTTGATTGAGTTCATTAGCCTTGACCAACCACAAAAGATTAGAGGCCGCAAGAGGGACGTTCTGTATTTGAACGAGGCCAACGAATTATTCTTTGAAGACTGGCAGCAGCTCATCTTCAGAACCAAAGGCAAGGTCATTCTTGACTACAACCCAAGTGATGCCTTTCATTGGATATATGAGCGCATCATCCCAAGGGAAGATTGCGACTTTTACCAAACCACATACAAGGACAACCCGTTCCTTGAAGATGCTATCGTAAGCGAGATTGAAAGGCTTAGGCATACCGATGAAGACTATTGGCGCATCTATGGCTTGGGTGAAAGAGGCTCGTCAAGAGCCACCATCTTTCAGTACACCACAGGTGAGCAGCAGGGCAACCTTGTTGCCTATGGCTTGGACTTTGGATTTACCAATGACCCAACATCATTGGTCAAGGTAACAAAGCAAGGGGACAGCTTACATTTCAAAGAGATGATACATTCAACGGGCTTGACAAATCCCGACATCAGCGACAAGCTGGCATCTTTGGGCTTAACAAGACGGGACGAGATATGGGCAGACAGCGCAGAACCCAAGAGCATTGAGGAGTTGCACCGTATGGGATGGAACGTCAAGCCAACGGCAAAGGGAAAGGACAGCATTATGGCTGGAATTGATATTCTGAAGCGGCACAAGTTGGTTGTCACCTCTGACAGCCCAAACATCATCAAGGAGTTGCAAAACTACAAATGGCAAGAGGACAAGAATGGCAACCTACTGAATCGCCCTGTGGACAAGTACAACCACGCCATTGATGCAATCAGATATGCCACATTCAACAGATTAAGCAGACCTAACTACGGAAGGTATGCAGTAAGATAAGATTTTAGCGTTACTTAAGTATGAAGATTGACATAATTGTTCCGACTGACTTGTCCGAGATAACCCTTGACCAATACCAAAGGTTCGCCCGATTGGATGGCGATGATGACTTTCTTACGAGAAAGGTGCTTGAGATATTCTGTGGGGTAGATTACAAAGATTTGCTTTCAGTCGGTTACAGCGATGTTCGTGATGTGCTTGAACACATTACGTCAATGCTGAATCAAAAGCCGCCTATCACGCTAAAAACCACCTTAAACGGCAAGGAATGGGGCTTTATCCCAAGGCTTGATGACATCAGCTACGGTGAGTTCGTGGATTTAGACACATATCTAAGGACAACCGACACCCTGCATAAAGCGATGGCGGTCTTGTACCGACCCATTGTGGCAGAGATTGCTCAGATGCACAAGATTGAAGAATACAAGGGTGCAGACAAGTATGCTGAGGCGATGAAGCAAATGCCTATGGACGTAGTGATGGGAGCCTTGGTTTTTTTTTGGACTCTCGCCAACGAATTACTACAAGTTACCCTACCTTATTCGAAGGAACAGTTAGAGAAGATTGGTCAGCAAACGCCCAGTTCCAAAACAAATGGGGATGGTACACAACATTCTATCAACTCGCTAATGGTGACGTTGGACGATTTGATGAGGTTGGGAGATTACCCTTACACCAATGCCTTACCTTCTTGACGTTTGAAAGCGAGAAGCAAAAATTAGAAACAATCAAATGAAGCAGTTTTACGACATAACCAATACAATCAAAGACACGCTTGAGGCACACAGCCAAATCAACACCGTGACCTTTGGGGACATCTTTGATGTGGACTTGAACAAGCAAACGATATTTCCTTTGGGGCATATCCAAGTCAATAGTGCAACAATCAATGAGCCAACCATTGTGATGAATATATCGGTTAGCTGTATGGATATTGTTGAAGAATCTAAGGGTGACTTGAGGGATGAGAACGAGCCGTTCTTTGGGTTAGATAACGAGCAAGACATTCTCAACACACAGCTTCAAGTCATCAATGACCTAACGCAAAAGCTGTTCAGAGGCCAGCTTCACACCGACCTATATCAGATTGAGGATGCACCTAATTGCATCCCGTTTACGGAAAGGTTTGAGAATAAGCTGACAGGCTGGACGGCCACCTTTGATGTGATTGTACCTAACACCACAATCTCAGCCTGCTAATGTCAAGGGAGAAGCGAATACAACAAGTGATGAGTACCTTCGGCAAGAGGGTTATTCAGCAATCCCGTTCTAATCTAACCAAGGGCAAAAGGAACTCATCCAAGACCTTGTACAATTCTTTGGGCTACAACTTGGATGTCGCCAAGACAGGCAACTTCTCACTATCATTTGAGATGGAGAATTACGGCCAGTTTCAAGACCAAGGAGTCAAGGGTGCTGGAGGCACACGGAATACAACAAGCAAGTACAACAGAAGGAATAACAAGGGCAAGATTTGGAAACAGAAAGCCCCAAAAAGCCCCTTCAGCTTTAAGGAGGGCAACAAACCATCGGTCAAGCACTTTAAGAAGTGGGCAGAGTCCAAAGGACTCAATCCGTTTGCTGTGCGTGAGTCTGTCTTTCGTCAAGGAATTACACCAACCCAATTCTTCTCAAAGCCGTTCGGGATTGAGTTCAAGAAACTACCCACAGACATCGTGAAAGCATTTGAGCTAACACAAGCAGAATTTCAAAAGAAAATACAATGAGCGTACCATCATCATCCATACCCACCAGCCTTGCAATGGCAAGGTCACCCATCTACGTCACAGGCAAGAATAACGCTGTGGCAACCGACTCCCTTGATTCAATGGATTTGGATATTAAGGTTTGGGCTGTGACAGAACCAGCCACCAACAATTATGAATTGTCTAAGCCTTATTCTGTGGATGAGGTCATCAACTTTAATATCGGTAAACTGATAGGCTCTGAGTTCGTCAAAGACTTCAGCAACTACAACACAACAGCCATAGCCGCCAGCGCAAGTGGCGAGGTGTTAAACACTAAGGTTTCAGGGTCTTGGACATATAGCGATGCAGGAGCAGCCCCCACAACAGCCCCGTGGAGTACGGGGACTGAGTTCTTTGCAACTAAGGGTTGGCGTGAGTTTGGCGTAACGGCAGAACACACAGGCGTAGCAATGGCAACAACACGCAAGCGATTGATTGGTACGGCTACAAGCGAAAGCCTTGCTATCTACTTTGATACTGCAAGCACGGCTGTAACCTTTGGAATCTTGTGGTCAGATGGACAAACAGAGGAGGTAAGTATTCAGACAGATAGCGGTATTTCACCATCATCTACAACGGCCTCAGATAAGGTCTTGTACCTACCAGCAGGGGTGAACAATCTAAACGCATACACAGGCTTCTCAGCCGCTATGCAGCCGTCATCTAACACAGACCTGACCAACTATACCTTGTTCATTAAGAACAGCGGAGGCACTAAGATTTGGGAGGTTGAATACGAGATAACTTGCGAGCCTAAGTTCACACCATACCAAGTGGCGTTTGTTAATCGCTACGGGGTGGCTGACTATATCACCCTATTCAAGCGCAGTCAAGAAACTGCAAACTTCACAGGGGCGAGTTATCAAAAGGCCGTCTATCAAGACGGATTCACCACAACGGATGAGGGCAAGTACCAAGCGTACAACGTCAACAGCCGCAATGGATGGATACTCAACACAGGATGGGTTGGTGAAGACTACGCTGATGTGATTGAGGACGTACTGATGAGCGAGTCCGTTGCGATGCTACTTGGCAGCACTTGGATTGACGTTGTGCCACAGAGGGGAAGCGTAGCTTACCAAACGGGGCTGAATGATAAGGTCATTAATTACTCATTGAACCTAAGCCTAAGCCACGATGAACGCAGTTGATTTATACGTTGGAAAGCGTAGGTTAGACCTATTCAAAGATGAGGACATAAGCATCAGCCTTAATGTCCAAAACATCAATCAGCTTGACAAGGTATTTACCGACTTCACGCAAACATTCACCGTACCAGCAACTGCAAGAAACAACGAGATTCTTGGGCAGTATTACAACGCAGACATAGACGTTGCAAGGGTCATCATAACAACCCCCACAGGGGTCAGTCCTTTGGATGCTGCGGTAACTGCTTACGATTCAAGGGTGGATGCCGATGGAGGCACAACCGAAGGATGTCTAAGGTCAGAGCTGTTGGCTTTGGGTGTTAGCGATGTCATCCCGACACGAACATCCACAGAAACAGCACCCGATTGGAGGCTAAGACCTGATGCTCGCATTGAGGTCAACCAAATACCCTTCAGGGAGGGGGTCTTACAGATGGAGAATGTACAGATGCAGAATGGTGAGCCGTATGCTTACGCATTGGCGTTTTATGGCCACTTGGTAAACCTTACCGATTTGTTTGGTGATGACTACCTATACGACCTTGACCTTTCTGCCAGCGACCACGCATACGACTCTGCAACCATTGACCAAGGCTTCAGCCAAGATTCACTTGGTGACGTTTTCTACCCTTTGATGTCACCTAAGAACAACTGGTATTACGATTCAACCTCTGGCTATCCCCACACTCCAACAAACATCGCTTATCACAATGGAGGAACTTCACACGGAGTGAGCTGGTACGAGCTAAAGCCAGCCCTAAAGGTTCTGAGCATCATTACAGCCATAGGCGTTAAGTACGGCATCACCTTCTCAGGAGATTTCCTTACTCAAGCACCTATTGAAAAGCTGTACTTGTGGCTGCATCGTTACGAGGGATTTATGTATCAAGGTCAGGAAGGCACAGCCCCTTGGGAATTGGTTAACTTTAATTCAGCAACTGGGTCGTTTGATACGGCAACAGATAGCTGGACGGTAAGCGCAGCAGAGGCTGGCCTCACAGAGTTTGCATACAGCGTAGACAACATCGCTGGGTCACTTAGCTACCAAGTAGCTATCTTTGTCAACGGCAAAGAGGAGTCTGTTTCACAGCATAACGGAAACGTAACTGGCTCTCTTGCATCGCCACAGGCTGACTTAAGACTGTACACGGGTGACGTTGTTCAGCTCTATATCAAGTCAACCCTTGGAGGTGGGTTCAACTACCGAGTCTTTGACTTTGAAGCGCAACTATCGGGTGGTGCAAGCGCACACTTCAACGCTGACCAAACCCTTTATGCAACATACAGTCAGATAGTTGACATATCGGCATTGATGCCTGAGATGAAAGTCACAGACTTTCTGTCAACGCTTGTGAAGATGCACAACCTTGTCATCACACCCATCACGGCTACGTCATTCAACCTTCAGTCCTTGAACGATTGGTACGATGATGGCACAGCATCAAGCAAGGATATTGATATTACAGAACACACTATCAACAGACCACCATTGTACAAGCGTTTGAACTTCAAATACCAAGACACGGAGCAAATCTTAGGCAAGCAATATCGTGAACTATTTGGTCAGGGCTTTGGTGACCTGAAGGCTGACTTTGATTTTG